TTAGAGCGTAATCCAGTACATAGTGAAGTACAAGCTGGGTTGTATCAAACTATTGTTGAAGATGGTATTGAAACAGACGATGACCCTTATTCAATGAAATCAGCGTTAATGGCGTCTATTGATGAAAAGACGCAAAAAGTTCCTAAATTAATTAAAAACGGCGTTAAAATTGCTTTAATGACTCACGACACAGCGCTTTATAAAATGTTGCATAAAGGTACGCAGTACAGTGACTTTATTGGTCGGCTTGTACTGATAGAGCATTTACAAACGCGTAAAAAAGATCCTTTATCAATTGTAGCCGCTCGTAACAGAGCACAAGATTCTTTTGTTAACTACGATATTCCGCAACATAAAGGATTGCAGTATTTAAATGACACTGGATTAATTTGGTTTACTAAATATTACATTCGTATTCAAAAAACGATTATTAATCTTTTGCGAGAAAAGCCTGCAAGGGCATTAGGATTGGCTGCAGTTGAAGCATACTTTCCAGCGCTACAAAGTTTATTAGACTCTGTAGCGACTGAAAAGATAGCTAATCCTTTTGGTGCTGGAGCATTTGAAATAGTAGATACGTGGGACGATGCCATTACAATGCAAGTGTTAATGGATAGCTTAGGTGATTAGTTTTGGAAACAATCTTTTATAAAAGCTGCTACCAATCCGATAAGTAGTAATATTCCTGCTGCAATTAAAAAGCCGCTAATAAAAGCGCCTCCTACAAAAAATATTACTACTGCTGCGGCAACAAGCACCGAGGCCAATAAAAAATAGAAAATAAATTTAATAGTCTCAATGAGTATATTCATAGGCTAATTAAAAATATTTGCAAGTGGTTCAGACTCTTCCAAATCATTTGTATCTTCAGAGCTGAATTGGGGCTTTTCAGGTTTAACTTTTGAACCTAAGTTTACTTCAGCGGTTAGCCCAGCTCCTTTTCGTCCTGCGGTAAAATGAATATCTACAACATCAGTTTGAAAGCCCATTTGAAATAAATGTTTGCTTATAGCTTCTTCTATATCAGTTTGGTTTAGTTGTACTTGCATTATGATTTCCTAGTGTGCATTAATAAAATAATTTGTTTAAACGCCTCAGAATTTAAACCAGCTTTAATTGCTCCTACAGCGTCTGCCATATGTTCTGCTTTTCCTGCAATAATTTGCTTAATGCCGGATACTTGACGTGTTGGCCAGGGAGCTTCTGGATGGTTGCTTGTTCCCCATTTAATCATGTCAGTTTTAGATGCTGTTTTAGATCCTACAGTTGCTAGTTTTACTTCTGTGGGTGTAATTTCAAAAAAAGGTGTGCCGTTACTGCGTAAACCTCCTAAGACGCCTACGCAAATGCCATATGAAGCCATTGCTCTAGCTGATTGGCTACCAATAGGTACTTCTATGAAAATTGCGTCAGCGTCTTTAGAATGGGTTTTAGCCGCATGAGCTAATTGCATAGCAGCGTTTAAGTCTTTACTGTTTTGTCGAACCTGTTTACCAGTTGGAACAACAGGTTTTACGACATCGAGGCTCAAAATCCTAAGATTTTGAGACTCAGTGCAGTAAATTCCACGTGCTACTCCCCAATTATTTAAAGAAGGGTCAAAGCCTACGACTTCCAATTTTGCCATTACTATCCCCAAAGGCTCTGAGAAGGTTTAGGCGTTGCTCCTGGTGCAGCTGGAGCGCCTTGGACGCCTGCTACGTTTTTTGTAGAGTTGTCTTTTAAGGTATCTGTGTACCGTTTTTCCCAGTTTTTGATGTAATTGGCTTCTGAGTCTTGAACTAAAGCTTCTGCAACAGTTTTTTTATCGCTAGCACGAAAAACTTTATTTATTTGCGTTTGCTCTCTTGTTTCACCTGTAGCCACGTAAGCACCGCTGTCGTTCAGCTCTGTTTTGTCTACAATAGTTTTAACTAAGCCAACAATAACTGGGGCATCCAGCAAATCAACAAAAACTTGAACTTTAGTAGGAACGTCTTTCTTTTGTTCGTAATCGTAAATGTTAACGATTTTTTCTTCAGTAGTGAGGTCTTGTAATGTTTTGTTAGCAGCTAAGTTAGCAAACGAACTGCCTAATAGATAACCTGGCAATGGTTTTTCTTTGCCTGATTTTTTATCTGTATAAGTAGCTTTGTTGCCTTTTGCATCACCGGATGTAACGTATACTTTTTCAGAATGCGTACGTCCGTTACTTTCAAGAGTTAATGCTATAAAAGCTGCACCGTTTTTACTTACGCCCTGATAGGCCATAGTAATAGTACTTTCGTAAATGCCTGAATCTAAAGGACCGCTACTAGGAATGTAGTCAGTTTCTGTTTCAGTAGTAGTTAAATTTGCAAATGGATTTGTCATGATTAAAATACCTTTGGTTGGTTAAAGTTAAACGTAATATTCATTTAAACGCGTAATAACATGTTGCAAATTGTTATCAATAAACGTTTCATTGGTAGTAAACATTCCTAATGGTCCACGTAAACGCTCATTAACTGTGTCTTTAGTTAATTTAGTTTGAAATACGTATTTAAAACCTAGAATGCGTTCTTCTTCTGTAATGTTAAGCAACTTAGATTCGTAACCTTCTAAATCTTTTAGCTTTACTTTTTTAGAAGAAATAACAGTTGAAAAGTAACTTTCAATGCCGTTATTTTTTAAAGAGCCTTTAATAGGAACTTTTGTTTCCATTATGTGCTCAGATTCATTTAGATTATCTAAAACATGTGCTGTAAAGATAACTGTTTTACTTGAAGTTGCTACATGCTTTTGCATAAGATTTTTAAAGTATTGTGCAAACTCGCCCCAAGCTTTCATGCCATTTGTTGATGATAATACGTAGTCAGATTCGTACATATCCATAAGATAAGTAAGTGAGTCAACAGCAATAGTATGTACGTCAGGCATTGTTTCTGCGCGTTCAAACGCTTCATAAACTTGGAATGGATCAGTAATGGTAAATCCTACGTTTCCGTCAGGACCTTTTAAAAATTTAGCTGGAAACGGTAATCGTTTACCTGCCTCGCAATTTAAATACATTACGCCTTCTGGATTTTCTAATCCCATAAGAGAATGTGATTTCCCAGTTGTAGATTTGCCGCCTAATAAAACTAGGTGGTCATTTATATAAGTTGACATGATGTCTCCAATAAATTGAATGATTTTGCGCAAAAGGGGACGGAGTCCCCAATGCTTAAATAGACGAAAGTTTTTTGCCTACAGTAACCATGATGGTGCCAAGAATTTCGGCTTCGTCTAATTTATCGACAAGCTTTTCATTAAGACTCATAACGCGTTGACGTATGTTTTCAAAATCATAACCTGCATCAACTAATACGTAAGCGTAACGCAGTAATTGATTATTACGATTTCCATCTCCAGTATTGTTAATAACCCAACGTTCAAGATTATCTAAAGATTTTTGATCTTTAAATTGGTCTTTAAACTTTTCGTTTTTACTGGTTTTAGGTATAAAAGGTAAGACGTCTAAGATTTCGCCATCTTGATAATAATAAGGACCATTATTAGATAACCACTTTCTTGCGCGTTGATTAGTTGCTTCGTCTACTTCAAAAGGAAGCCATTGAAACAAATTACTCATAAAGTCTTTATAATCTTTTGCATCTAGTGTTAACTCATAATTAATAGGCATAACAATACGGAAACGCTGTTCTGTTTTAGTGTGTCGCTTAGTGGTGTAATACAAAGCTTTATAGTCTTTTAATAATAATTGCGCAGTAGATAAATTAATGCCTTTGTCTACGTCAATTACAATTATGTTAAAGCCCGATATAATGTTTTCTTCTTTACGATGACCATTTGCTAAATGATGATTAACCCAGTGCATACCTGGATTTTGAGTTAACAGGTGTAACTGATCAAAAGGAGCTGTTTCGTTTCTATATCCTTTAGCTATATCTGTACTATAACTAAGGCGAATAGCATCAAGATTAGTTGCATTAAGTGATTCGCCACGTAAAAACTCAATGCTATCAACAAATGCTTTTTTAATAAGAATATTGTTTTGATAGCCGTAAGCAATTGCTAATTGCATCATCTCGTTTTTTTGTGCTGCAGAGCCACGATAAAAAGGCAAATCTTCAACTAAGTCAGCTTGAGTAATGCTTCTATCTACATCGGCTATGTATTTAGCCAACTTAACGTAGGGCCTGTCGCGTGTTAACAAACTTGCAAAAGCAGCACCTGATTCTTCTGCTAATTTGATTGCGTAATACAAATGATCTTCGCTTAACTCAAGAGCGTCATCAATAAAAGCATAAGCGCCAGCAAGTTTTAAAACTTTCCACCATCTATGCGATATTTCAGCTTTTCGCATTTCTTCGTGTTCAGGCAACTGATCAGCTATTTGTTCACATTCAAGTTGATACTCAATAAGCATTAAAGTAACTTCTTCTGAAACAGAAATTGATTTGTTTACGTAGCTAGGGTCTGCTAATTTACCTATAGCAGTAGAAATAGCATCAATTTCAGCAGTAGTAGTGTTGTTTCTTCTTTGTTTAAGAATTTCTTCAGGAGTCTGGTTTAAGTTTCTACTGTGATGGCGTGAATAGCCAAAGAAACACCGTCGACCGTAACCTGTGTCAATCATTACAAAAAATTCGTCTTCAGTTTTACTACCGTTAAATACGCGACTAGGTGTACCAAACAACATCATGTTAGTTGGAGTAGAGCCTTTAATTTCTTCGACGCGTTTGTTATCGCTACTGTTTTTAGTCAACTTACCTTTAATTTTGCCTACGTCATATAATTCTAAAAATGTATTAAATGCTTCACCATTGGAAGTTAAATAAGAACCGATTTCATCAACTTGCAAATTTAATGCGCCTACGCCAGCTAACAGAGCTTTATGTCTTGCAGATTTAATTGCAGGGCCAGAACCTGAATCAAAGCTATACACAAAATCGCCTATGTCGTGATATTCATTTTCAGCACGTTCCAGCTCTGTGTCTGGATCAGTACCTTTTTTGTGAGCACGTTGATTAGCAACAACAGGTAAGTTTTGTTGTGCCATTAAAGGCATAGTTAATTGAAGAAAATTATGCTCAAATTGATTAATAATTTTATCTTCCATAAAGTTTGTAGAAACGCCTTTACCGCTGCCAGAGGTTGAAAGATTAATGGTATACATATTAATAGGAACGTCAGCGCCATCTAATGTGGCAACACTAGCTCGCATCATTGAAGCTACTGTCGCAAAATAATATGCAACAGATATACGAAAAAATAATGGGTTAGTGTTTTGAGTTTTCTTGCACAAAATGTCTACTAACTTTTCCTGTATTGGATGAAAAGTCATTTCTTCTACAGGCTTTAATCGTTTTTTCATTTATAATTCCTTAAATTAAAGTGAGCCATTAGCTAAGTAAGAATCTTTTTGCTTGCACACTGAATACGCATTGCAGTAGTTACACGCAATAACTTTTCCAGGTACTTCTTTAACAATGCCAACATTGCCATCTTCATGCAGACGCATATATGCTTCAGCTGAATTAGGAAAGTTTTTAGTGCTTCTATTGGTTTTAGCTGGATTTTTAAAGTATTTGTACACGGGTGCTTTGCGCCACAATTCACTGTCGTTACACAATGGAATGTCTTCATCAGCGGCATGATGTAACTTTTCTATTGTGGCTAGTTTTTTGCGCACGTACTGTTCGGTTTCTTCTAAAGAAAGTAATGGAATTATGCGTTCCATTACAGGATTAGGAGGATACTTAGGGTCACTTGCTGCAAAAGCAGGTTTCCAATCGGTAAATAAAAATTGAATAGCAAATACGTTATCAGTAATTATTTCTGGAGCTAACCAGCGATAAATACTTCCTTGTAGCTGATAATCTTCGTCTTTATTAGCAGCACTCCATGTATAGGCACTGGTAGACTTAAAATCTTCAAGTCTGCCGTTACATACAAAGTCAACTTTTCCTGATATACGCTTCCCTTCAAAATCTTTGTAATAGCGTTGTTCCATATAAATAGGAATATCTTCTGGCTCTAGATCAGTAGCATTAACTTTAACGCGTTGAATTAATTCGTCTGAATGCCCTAACAAGCGCATAGCGTTTTGATAATTACCTAACCAGGCTTTCTCAATGCCGTCATGTATTGCAGTGCCAATACGAGATTTAAATAAGCTCATCAATTCAGTATTGGCATCTTCTTCGGCTACTCGATTAGAAAGTACAGTTTGTCTAACTGACTTCAATAACCGAGTTGCTGAGATAGTGTTAGGGTCGTGATCGTAATGATCAGTAGCTAGGAATACAGCTACTGACAGGGGAACATTAGATGTGCCGGTGTAAGCAGTCATAAAAATCCTTAAGAAAAAGTAGAAGTAGTTTTAGCTCGATTAGCTGCAGCAGCTTCGCCACTTAATGCAAAATACGCAGCACCGTCTTCGTAATTGTCTTCTCGATAGCCGCCTTGTTGGGTACGCACAGCCTTTAACAAGGTCATAAATAGCCAGCCACGCTCTTCACTGCTCATTTGACCATCACCAGTAACTGCGTTAAATGCAGCCACTGCAGCAGCCATAGAACGTTCACCAGCTGGGTTGTCGTACGTAATTGCACGATCTTCCATGTGGCCGGCAGCTGCTTTTAAAAAATCAGGAGCGCGTTTAACAGAACTGCTGTCAGAGTCGTCAAACCAAGCGTTAATTTTGGATTGCAAGCGAGCATCGTCTTGAAAATCTTGTTCGCACAGCTCAACAGGCGAATTTTGAGATTCACATTCAAAGCAATAAGGAGTTAAGTCAGTTTTTTGGTTAAGGCAATTGGGGTTGTTTTCGCATAATTGGGAAAAATCTTTAAACATAGGAGGGTTCCTTTTTGTGGGAAGCAGACACTAACAAGCGTCTAATAAGTTTTCTGAAAAAATTTAAGCAGCCACAATTACACTCCAGAGCAATAATTCTGGGACAGTTTTTGGGACACTTTGAAAATGATTGAGCAAATTGCAACACAGGGCAGGAAGCCTATGCTGTTGTTATATAAAGGTTTTTATAATTTGTTGTACTGTGCTGAAATGGGTAAAAACGGATTCGAGTCCCGTCCGGTCCGCCATATATCTTCTTGTAAGTACCTGTTTTAGTGATCTTTTTTTGACTCAATAGAAGCAATTTTGTTTTTGGGACACTTTTGGGACACTTTCTGAATTTGAGGGGCTATTCCTTCAAATCTTAAAGGATCTTGTTCTGAGCAATATTCGTCAATAAATTCTGAATACGTAGCTAAAAACATCTGCAATGAGTGTCCTAGCTGTTTTGCTGCTTCTGCAGGAGCAATTCCAATAGATAATAGCTCTGCTGCTCGTGTATGGCGGCACGTATACGGTATCCGATACGCAGTATCGGTAACCGTATGCGCACGCTTCCAAGCTTTATTGAAATTATCAGCATCACAGTAAAAACTATCAAACTTGTTTAAAAAGATATAACTGTTTTTAAAACGAGTAGGGTGCTCATTCAATAGTTCTTGTACCCAGGTAGGCACAGCAACTTTACGAGATACGTAAGTTTTAGTTGAATACTTGATTCGACGCCGTGTAATGGTCTTGCTGACGTGCAATTGCTTACCGTTGTAATCTTTCCACTGCAGTGCTAAAACCTCACCAGCAGGTCTAAGGCCACAACCAAGAAGTATTGCAAAGTAAACTAAATGCTCATCTTTAAGTGCAGACAACAAACGACTACGTTCTTCGGGTAAATAGCGATCTACAGGGGTTTTTTGGTCTTTATCGCTTTTTTTGAGATGAAAATCAGCAGGGTTTGGCTTGATACCTAAATGATTAAATATCCCACGTAATGGAATCAAAGCATTCTTTTTTCGTTTGCGAGACACTTTACGTCCAGCAACTTGACGCGCATCTAGTACTTTTTTAATTTCTTTTGTTGTGATCTCTTCAGCTAAATGATTGCCAAATGCGGGCATCCACCAACTGTTGATGCTGCTTTCGTAATCTAAGTGACTAGAGTAAGAACCGCCTAAATCATCAAGGTACTCTTGCGCAGCAATATGAAACAAATGTACTTGAGTAATTTCTTCTTGATTTAAAGCAATGCCAAATTTAAGGCGGTGTTTAACTTCGTCTCTTAGCTTAATCGCTTTGGCGATACCACTCTTGGTGTTAATGTTGACATTGAGCGTTTGGTTGAAGACAAGTTTACCGTTTTTGCGGATTCTAACTCGCGGTTTTCCACGATGTTCGTCGATGCATATGGGCCACCTTCGCTCCACCATTGATCCATGCTCCTTATGTTGACTGAGCTGCCATTAGACCCTGAAACATAATGTTTTCCTAGTGTTATAGGGTGTGAACCATGGCGTTTCCAGTACTCAAATTGATTTTTAGTGTAACCACCGTCAATAAGGTATTTAGCTAAATTGATCCATTCTTGTTGCATAATAACTCCTTAATATTCAATTAGTTAACGTTTTTTTGTAGTCTAGGATCTTTGTTTGCAAGATTTGTAATAACTTCAAAAACGGCTTTACCGTCTTCAAATTTAAATTTTGCCCAAGCATTGGCTAAACAGTACTGCTCAATCTGTTTTTGATTCCAATCTCGAAAATTAAGCGGTAATGGATATTCTAAATAAATGCCTGATGCCCACACGTAAGAGTGTGCATCTTGAGTAATAGGAGAAGTCATAAAGCCCTCAAAAGTGAGTAAATAATAGTATTTGTATTTTTGCGTAGAAGGGGCCGGAGGCCCCAGTAGAAAAGATAAGAAAAGTAATTCTGCATTAGGTATAACACTGCAAATACTTTTACTTATAGGTAGCACATGGTTTTATATTGCGGAACAGGGTCTGGAAATACCCCTTCACCTGGAGATCCAAGTAATCCTTCACAATTAGTAGCAACGCCAGTTTTTGAAGGGATTCGTATAAGCTGGGATTTTCCTGCAGTTAATCCAGAAACTGTTGCTCATTTTATTGTATATCGGTCAACAACTAACATTTACGATGACGCTGATACTTTTAAAATTACTTCATCAGATTCAATAACAGATTTTTTAGACGTAAGTTTACCTACAACTTATTTTTATTGGGTAGCTGTGCGTGCAGTCAATGGGTATATTGGAGAAATTCAAGGACCTGCTTGGGCTACTGCACAACCAAAAAAAGTATCTATTCTTGATGCATTAAGTGCAGATATAAATGCGTCTAAATTAGCATTAGATTTGCAAGAATCTATTGGAAAAATAGATATTTTAGAAGACACAATTCTATTAAATGAAACAAATCGAGATACTGATGTAACTACGCTAACTAATCTTATTGCGCAAGTAAATGAAGATACTGAATATTCAGCATCAATATGGCAAGAAGAAATTACAACAAGAGCGACTGATTACAATGCGCTTTCCCAATCTATTGTTACGCAACAAACTACTTTAGGTGACAATACTGCTTCTATTGAAATATTGTCTGAAGTAGCTGATGGTATTAGTGGAGAGTATTACGTAAAGATTGATAATAACGGCGCTATGACGGGATTTGGGCTATCTAGCGAAGCTGTTTATGATGTTAACGGCAATGTAACTGGCGCAGTATCTCAGTTTATTGTTGATGCTAATCGTTTTGTTATTAGAGACTCTGATACGTACAATTCAGCTACTAATCCAAATAGTGTTAATCCTTTTATAGTCGACAGCGGCATAACTTATATTAATGAAGCTGTTATTAAGTCTATTCAATCTGTAGATTACAATAATGACCCAGGTAGTCAATTTACTGGCTGGAAGATAGATCGTTCAGGCAGCATCGAAGCAGCAGCAATAACTATTTATGCTTCTGACGGTACAACAATACTTCAAGCCGGTGATCCTTCAGACGCTATTGCTAACTCTGCACAAGCTTGGAGTGATATTGGAGGTACAGGCAAGCCAGCTAATGACGCTACACGTAATTTTTTTCGTGGCTTATACCTGACTACAGCAGATTATGTAGTTGGCGACATGGTCACTTACGAAAGCGAAGTATATATTTGTATTTTAAATCATGTAGCTGAAGCTGCAGCTAATACAACGCCAAGTGGTGATGGCACTGCTAATACTTACTGGGATATTTTTAGTAAAAAAGGTGATCCAGGCATATCTATTAGTAGCACTGTAAGCGTTGATGGCGTAACAACTGTCACGTTTAGTGATGGCAGCACAATAGTTATTAATGACGGTACAGACGGTGCAGTAAGCAACGCAAGAAGCGTGTCTTTGTCTGCGCCAACACAAGCAATTGCTTATGATTCAGAAGGTAATACGCCATCTCCTAGTGCAAATTTTGTAGTAACGGCTACTTCAGTTAACACAGAAGGTACGGCTAAATACACGTTTAAAGTTAATGGTATTGAAGCACAAGCTAAAAGCACTTCAGCTACTTATACGTACACGCCGCCTACTACGTATGCTGCTCTACCTGACGTTATTACTGTTGAGCTGACAGAAGATAGTGATACAGAAATCTTAGACACTGACACATATACTATTTTTGGCGTTAAACCTGGCGTAACAGGAGAAACGGGGGATAACCCGTTTACTAAAACTGATTTAACTGCGCAGTACAAACCGTTTACAGCAGGCTCAGGTGCTATAGATTTTTGGAACACTAGTGAAAACACTAATGATGGCGCAGATGTAAGAGAAATAGATATTGACGCTTTTGGCGGAAAATCTGTAATTTGGAAAGCTATTAATGGACACACTCACGGAGACACTGCACCTTTAGATTTAACAGACAATGATGCTGACGGAGGATTTAATTCTGCTAGGTTTGCTATAGATCATACTAAGCTGTATAGATATTCAATATTTATAAAACAAGATACTGATTTAGATGGCGGAAAATATTGGGGAACGCACGGATATAGCAGCTCAGCTAGTGATTGCATAATAGAAATAGCGCCAAACACTGCAACTGATGGGACAACTAATCCGTATTTTTGGACAGGAGAAACTTTACCTACAAATGATGAATGGTATTTAATTGTTGGTTACGTTTTTCCTAGTGACACTGTAGGTACACCGCATTTAACTACAGAAATGTACCATGTAGCTAGCGGACAAAAAGTAGCTGGTGTTACCGGATTTAAAACTTTTAAATGGTTAGACACTGCTCTTGAAAGTAACTGCAGGGCTTATCAATATTATAATGCACGTGATGTTGCAGATGAAGTTTGGTTTTGGCAACCACGTGTAGATGCAATGGTTGACGATACGCCGTCAATTCAGGACATTTTAAGAAAAGGTTTTAAAGGCGAAGTAGGTAATAGCGGACTTAACGGCGCTAGCGTTAATATAATTTTTCAAAGAGCTGCTACTGCACCTGATACGCCAGTTACTTCTTCAACCATACCAACTAATTGGGCAG